GCGCGAACTACCCGCATGGCGATCCTTTCAGGAGGACCCGTTGCATGGCCAGAACCCGCGTGAGGCGCGCTGTGCGCCCCGCCTATAGGCCGTTGGCGATTTTCATGGGTGGACATAGCGCGACTGGTGCAAGCGACTGTCACGCGCGCTATCTTGCATAGTCCATCACGAGAAGGACTTCACCGGAACTTGGCAGTCCGGAGTGCGTTGCGCATCTCAGCGCGAATTGCGCGCTTGAAGATAACCCTTGCCGATTTTGTCATGTAATCTGTGAAGGGCAGCCGCTTGCTGTAAGCTGGCAAGTTTGGCTTGGTGTGGAACAGCTTTTGCGGCTTACCTTTTGGGCTGTTGACCCGGTAAATGCCGCCTGTCTTTGACTTTCCCGACCCCGCTTTTGCGGCGAAGTATCTAGGATAACCTTTGCCATCGTCTTGCAGGCCCGCCAAGATTGCGTCGGATCTTGCCTTGCTAATGTTCTGCCCCCGCACAGCCGTGCGAGATGTCGGTAATAGTGACTGCATATTTGAGACTTCACGCACCCGGGACTTGAACTTGGTTTCAACACCTTTGCGACGACGTGTTCCACCGGATTGCTGGCGCTCAAGATAGTTCCTCTCACTGGCAGGATTGTTCGCCCCTGTCCCGCTGTCTTTTCTCCGCACCTCGGCAACAAGGTTTGTCTTGCTGCTGCGAACAAGTCGAAAGGCGTTCAGAGTATATCTAACAGGATTTTTGAACCGCCTGCTCATCTGGCGTTTGTTGACGCCGATCAGCTCTTTGCCGGTCTGATTCAACGCCTTTGACGCCGCGAACGGGATCTGTCGGATAGCCAAGTTCGCCAGCTTGGCATTGACCGACGCCAGGTTGGAGTTGAACTGAAAGTTGAAGTTGGTCACTGCAACCTCTCGTCTTCCACGTCACTCGCTTCCAAGATAGCGGCAACGCAGCACAGCATAGACGCGATAAGATCATCCACGTCCGCGCCGTTTTCGACCTGCTCTTGCACAAAGTCCATGACAGCATCTGTGCTGTCGGCTTCGATCTGGTCGCCTATGTGAAACGTGACTGGCATGGGGCTATCCTACCTTGGTGCGCCTTTTTCCGCAAGGCAAACGGCGCTCTACTTTTTGCTTGGATGCGTCTGGCGCTTATTTTGAACGGGCTTAGCGTCTTCAAGGCGTATCGCCTTCCGTACTGTAGGGAACATTGGGGTTGGGCCGTCGTAATACACCCAGTAATGCTCAAGCCAAAGCAAGGTGCCATCGTCCATCATCGTCGGAATCAGGGCGAACCGACGCTCGCCCTGCTCCTTCATCCGCCAGAACCTCTGATTTTGCGTTTCAATCTTCCACCTCATTGGCTCGCCTCCCGATCCGCAAGCGCCACGTTGGACAGCCTGTAGCGGCCTCCTCGCATAATCAGCAGCCCTTCATCGTCCAGTTCGTGCAGCGCCTCCTGTACCATGTCCCTGTGCGCCGTGACGGCCTGGGCGATCTCAACGGCGGTCAGTGTCAGGTCTCGCGGCATGATAGCAAGGATGTTTTTCTTGAGGCTGGTCATGTCTTGTCTCCCACCACCCACAACGGCGGCTTGACCCCAGCGGCCTTGAACCCAGCGATTGTGACGCGGTAGGTTGGCCAGCCGCGCGGATCTGCGCTGTGTTCTGCAATTAAGCCCGCGTCAAGCAACCTCGATACGGCAAGGCCCACGGTGTTATCATTTTCCGAATGCCCAAGCCGTGATGCTTTCACGTCAAGCAACGCATCGGACAGCTTGATTGCTTGGGATAACACGCGCATGTCGATCTCGTGCGCTTTGTCATGCTCGTGGTCTGGGTTGTAGTTGTGAGCGCTGATTGAATAGTCGGTCATTTGCTTACACCTTCTCAAGTTCATCTGTCCAGAGTGTGTGGGTCTTTCCGCTCGGACCTTGTTGCGCCGTTACCTTGACGATCAAGCCCTGCCCCCAAGCCGCTTGCAAGCGGTCCTCGATCGTCAAAATCTCGTCTGGGAAGACAGGATGCTCCCATTCGCCCAGCGCATCAAGAACGTCTTGAAATGTATCGCCCGGTTCACAAGGTGGCTCAACACGGATCGCCAACCAAGGCGTCGATGCGTTTTTGTCGTGGTTGTTGGGAATCAAGGTGGCCTCATAGGTCTTGCCAACCTTAAGATTCACGACGGAACCGACGGAGCTGGGGATATAGACCTGGGTCACTGGCGCTTCGGTCGTCACAGCGAACGTCGCCTTGCTTGGCAGGCTGTTGGTTATTGCGATCTGCTTAGTGGTCATTTTAAAGCCCCATTCCATGCCCGACAACGATAGCAGCGTATGTGCCGCCAAAGATTGCCGCCACTGCGATGATGTCGGTGATGATGTCTCTTATTTTCACTTGTCTTCTCCTTGTTCAAAAAGGCCGGGACGGCAAGGACGCACCGCCCCGGCAGTTGCCGCGCCATTCCTAGGGAGGAAGAGGCTGGCGCGGGTTACTTGGGTGACGCCAGCAAGTTGTCCGTCATAGCCGCAGAACTATCGCGCAGAGGCTGCATCACTTGATCGGGCAAGTTCAAATCATGGCCCTCGTCAATGACCGCGCCCAGCTTCTTTTGCCAGCCTCGTTTTGCTGCTTCGTCACCGTCCGGCATGTCTGCAATAAAACCCAACGCATTTTCAATGCATTCTTGCGGGCTGTCGCCTTTGATCGTGGCAAGCCGATAGTCGCCGTTGTTGTAACCCCTGTACAATCCAATGGTCCAGATTCCAGACTGGCTTGCGATAAGCGTCAAATCAAGAAAAGGCTGCTCATTGGTTTTTTCGACAAGCGCGGTGTGAATGGCAACGAGGTGGCTGGGGATGTCTGTGTATTTCATGTCTTGCTTTCCTTTTGCTTGCTACATGCTCACGGTACGTCATGCCGGAACGTGTTGCAAGGGGTTTTAGTCAGAAAGTTCCGAGGCAAGCGCCAGATACCCACACCCATCGCACGACGAGTCATCGTGCGGGCCGTTGCGCAGCCTAGCGATCTTGAGCAATGCCATCATGTGAGCCACGTCGCGCGGCTCGACATCCACGCCAAGGTACGCCGACCACATCTGCGCGATGACCGCAAAGTTCTCGCTGGCCTCGCCGTAGTCCTTTGCGCGATCCCCATTGATTAAGCTGTCCGCTGTGTAAAGCACGTCTGATCTTTTCATGTCGTCACCTCTCAAAATGGAATTGGGTCGTCGATGTCTTTCTTGCGTTTGTAGCTGACAACCTCGGCCTCGTCACCAAAGCTGGCCTTGATTGCGCGCTCATATTCCGCTGGTACGCTCTGTGACCAGGCCTCCAGCGCCGCTGCGACTTCTCGCAGGGTGACAAGCCTCAGATCGGGCCGCTGCGCCTGTATGGCCTTCCAGCCTCTTGCGTCGCGCATGATGCCGACAGTCTCGCCGTTCAGTTCAACTTCCCACACATCGGGCGAGGCAGGCTGTGCGCCAAGACGCTTAGCCTCTGCGTCCATCGCGCTCAAGCCGCGCATGACGACCTCGGCACGCAGTTGCACCTCGGCTGGGTCGTTGGCCTCAATCGCGGCGTTCAGCTTGGCCATTGCCGATCCATATTTGGCGGCTGTTTCGGGTGTTACCAGTTCGGGCAGCCGGTCAATGCCCCAATGCGCGTCCATCTGTTCTGCCAGTCTGTCCATCGGTGCCAGTGCCATATCACACATCATTTCCTGTTTGCTTATGCCTGCGTACATCAGGCGATCTGACTTCTTTTGCCGCTTTGGTTTGGTTGGGCGTTTGGTCATTTTGGCGTTTCGCCATGTTCAAAGCGTGCGGAGCGGGCTTTCTTGGCAGCGTTCAGTATTTTGGGGTGAAACCAGCTATAAGCCTTATCTGGGTGCTTTCTTGAAAGCGCGTTATCCCAAACAGGTGAATCTTTACGCGAGCAATTAGAGCGGCACACGCGAGCGCCACGACCATCAAACTCAATCCCAACTTTAAAACATTGGGGGCATACGCAAAACAAGTAAGGCCCATCTGCTCCGCATTCTGAATCCCTGTAACCGTCTATTGGCTCATGGTATATGTGCATCCAGTACGCAGAGCCATCTTCGGCACCAAGTGGATCGTAGTAATGCGGGTCATCGTTGCTCATACCTTCAAGTGGAACGCCCCGAACAATCATGCCATCTTTTTGAGTTTCAATTACTAACTCTTCCAACATTTTTTGTTCTTTGCTGTTTTTAGCTAAAGGTGCGTCCGATTTCACTTCAATCCAAACACCGTCAGCTATTTCGGGTAAATAGAAGTCAGGCAGGTACGGACCTGAAGGCAACATATACCCTTCAGTCTCATAATCCCATCTGACTCCAAGAGCGTCAAAAAACACAGCCCAGCGCGCTTCCAGTCTGCTTCTGAACTTATAGCCACGATATTGCGTCTGTATCGCCTTGATCTTCATCTGACCAGTTCTCCACTTTGGCGGTGCGGTGGTTTTATCTTCCGCACCTCTGTTTCATTGATGCCGCACCTTCCGCCGCACCACCCCCCTAAAGGGGGTGGGTGTGCGGCGGTAGAAAAACACGGCTTTTTTACCGCACCTCCGCACTACCGCAGTGGGTATGGTGCGGAAGTGCGGAACTTACTTTTAGTTGCATTACATGTCCTCCGATCTGATCCACTCGCCGACGATGATGCACGGCGCTTCCCGGCCATTTCTCTTGTCAGGCACTTGCTCGACGCGAAGAACATCTGTGTTGATCCAAGTCTTAATCATAGATGCCAATCGCTTTTTCTGACCGCTATCTTCGGGGTCCAATCCAACAACATGGCCAATTGCATTACCGACCCATTGCTTGGCCTGCATGTTCTGCCGCAGCGGCTTTTCTTCTGCCTCTGCGCCAGCGACAATATCCTGAACCGCGCGGGTCATTTTTGTCGTGATGCCCTCAAATAAATCTGGCAACTTGAACTCAACCGCAACGCCGACCCATTCATCATTGGCTAGCTGCACACCGATCATTTGGCGATAAACGGCTTTCTCTGCTGGCGGCGCAAGATTGGCCTTTCCGTCATCAACCCGCATAATTCCGCGCGCCTGTTTTTCGTCTACGCCAAGCCTCAAAGCGTCGTCTTCTGTCACCCTGTTAATTACCCTCGCGGATCGCGCCGCACCGATCAGAGACCCAGCGCCGCGCACACTATCCACAGTCGCGTCCTCACCGTTGCCCTTGCGGACGTGGTGAATGATGTGAATGGCCGCGCCGGTCAGACGCGCCAACTTACGAAACATTGCAACCACGGCTTGGATGCTGGCGTTGCTGTTCTCGTTGACTAGGTGCGTGCTGACAAATGGGTCAATGATAAGAACGCCAATCTTGAGTTCGTTTATGCGCTTGACCATGTATTCCAGCAGTGCGTCGTTCTGGATCAAACCGTCTCGGCCCTCTGCGGCCATGACCATCTCCATCGTGTCTTCAGCATCCATGAACAGCTTCCCAGAGATCTGCGGGTGCGTAATGCCATAGTGCTGCATGGCGGCTGCAAGGCGAAGCTGCATCTCCTCCACCGGATCTTCTAGGTTTACTATCCAGACGTTGGTCTGCTCTTTCACTACTTCGCCCAGCAATGATTTGCCTGTGACGATTGCCAAGCCCTCAACGGTCGCCAAGCTGGTCTTACCGATCCCGCCTGCCGATGCTGTTACGCTGACGTATTTGCGGATGTATGTGGTGCCGTAGACCCACTGGCGGCGAGGTAATGCAAGTGCATTGATCTCCTCAACCTCAGTCGGCCACTCGGCTTGCGGCTTATCTTCGACGCTGATCGTCTGTGCGGGCGCTTCAGGCGCACTAGCTGCTTGCGGCAGGCTCGCCTGCATCATCTGCTCTACCGGCTCTGTGCGGTGCTTTCTGCCGATCTCCGAGAGGTCTGCGCCATATTGCTTGGCGTAGTGAAAAAGAGTGCTGTAGCTGACGCCTGTGCCTTTGAAGCTGCGCCACTTGCTTTCAACTTCCTTGGCATTGAAATCTGCATATGCGCTTGACCAGGTTTTTGCCGCTTCCAGCCCGACCGCCGATCCGTTGTAGTAGTCGTGCAGCGCCATTAGAACCTGCACCCAGTCGTCGTGCTGTAGATCTGCTGGGATGTAGCTTAGAGCTTCCTTGACCGCTTCTTCTTTGGGCGGCTCGTCATTGCTGAAGCCTGCATACAAGCCGAGGTCGATCTTAAAGGTGGGGGCAAGTTCCGGCTCGGCCTGAACGCCAGCCCAGTCACGCAATTGCTGATCGGCCCAGTTGCGAAATTCTTCAATTTCCCACTCGCCTGGCATTGGCAGGCGTTCAAGCGGCGTCTCCCACAAGTCGCCACGCGGCCAAGTGTAAGGCTTTTGCGTGTCTGGGTGCTTGCCATAGACCACCATTTGGCCAGTCTTGGTCCGCACTTCGACATGCGCCTTGACGCCATCTTTTTCGTATTTTTCGGTGTTGCTGATCGTGTAGGACGTTTCCGGCAAGCGAAACACCATTGCGGTCTTTGGTGCCTGACCTACGCGCTCCAACGCCTTTGGAAAGCGCCGCAGGAACTCGTCTCTGATCTTAGCTGCCAAGTCGGCGTCATAAACATCAATGTCAATGCAGCCGAGATTGTCGTGCTTGCATCCGATCACGATGCCTTGCGGCGGGAAGTCTCTGTTTATGTTATCTGGGGTGGCTTCATAAGCCTGCCAGTTGGGGAAAGTTGGCCCCTTTTTACCCGGCTGTATTGGCACAGGGTGATAACCAATGTCGGCGACACGGTGCGCCAGCTTGGTCATATTTTCTGGCTTTGTGTATTTATCCGTCATCATTGTCGCCCCCAGACTGGACGTAGGCATTAACCTCCTCTGCGATCCATCTAGTTGCGCCGTTAAACCGCTTGGGCTTGGGAAACTGATCATTTGACCTGACCCAGTTCCAGATGGTTGTCCTGCTTACGCGGAACACCTCCGCGACTTCCTTATCTGTTAAAAGCATGATTGCTTCTCCTTTGTGCCTTACCTAATTTGCACAACATTTAACAGGTGTCAACAGCACCCCAACAAAAAAGGGCGACGCCGAAGCGCCGCCCTTGGATATAGCTTTGAAGCTATACTGTCATTTTCCGCTTATGGCGTCGGCAATACGATTAAGCGCATCTGCTACATTTTCCGTTGCCTTGCTGAGTTGTGATATTTGCGCAGAGACATTGCCGTCACTATATTGCGAGTCACCAAGTGCCCTTGCTATATCACCAAGTCGGTCAGCGACCATATCCACATCTTCTTCGTTCATTTTCATCACCTCAAAATTCAACGTCGCCCGCCGGTGCAGCCGCCTGAGCGGGCTGTGGAGCCGGTTGCGGTGCTGGCGCTGGTTCAGTTGCGATACCAGCCGCAGCGCCTTCCTTTAGGCAGTCAGGGCGGTCTACCCACTTCACCAGTTCAAAGACCGGAACAACGGTGCTTCCCTTATTGAATTGCACGAACTTTGAATCCACATGGCGAAGCATTGGCAGGCTCTTTGCATCTGGCCGTTGCTGAAGGATGGGAGCGATCTGCTCAAGCGCCTGCCACACGGAAGCGCCTGCCTGTTCAAACACAGCCGACTCGCCGCCACCGATGGCGACGGGAACGCTGAAGCCCTTTTTGTAGTCATCGCCGGGCTTGGGCATCATTTGCGATACGGTTGGGTTCCACTTCCATGTCGGCGGAACGCCTACGGCACCTTCACTGTGCTGCCAGCCTGTCTTGAGCGCATCCATGTCAAACACAATGCCATTGCTTGCGTCGTATGGCTTTTTGCCGTCTGTGCTTCTGATGTAAAAGTTGCGGGCCGGAACCAATCCGTCGCGTGTGCCGAGCGCGCTCCACGCCAGAAATGGGCCAGAGGATGAGTCGTTTCCAAGGTCTAGGTTGAACATTGTTGTCGCCTTTCGTTGTTGACGTTGTTGGCCGCTGTAGCCCAGCGGTCAGGCATTCACGCTTTCGCGCAAATTCTTTGTTGCTTGTCGCCAGTTTTTTCCGGCTTTTATCAAACTAACAGAAGTTCTAGATATGCCGTATTCTTTTGCAATTTCAGAGTGTGTCCCATTTTTGCAAAAAATTTCTTGGGCTTCCTTTGCAGTTATTTTATTTCGTGGAGGCCTAATACAGCCACCCAAATGCTTTGTAGCATGACGCCACAACCTGCCTGTCTTTATAGCTGTAACAGTAGGGCGTGCAATACCATATTGATCCGCTATATCCTTATGCTTGCCTTCTTGCAAAAATATATCTTTAGCATCACGCTCAGATATTTTGCACATATTATGATCTTCGCCGTAAAGATATGTATTGCGCTTCCTAGAATCTCTGTCTGCCGCATTAGTAGCGGCAGAACCAACATATAAATGATCTGGGTTAACGCACTCAGTCACATCGCATGTGTGACAAACAAAAGTTTTAGATGTCAGATTTGCATTTAAAAACCTTACGGCTGCATACCTGTGCGCTTTGTAGTTAGTGGACTTACCTATTGAAAGATTCCCGTAGCGGTGCGTGGGGTGACTGCCCAAAGAACCGGTCCAAATCCAACAACCACTTTCTGAGACAATCTCGTATCGCTCATCAAACTTGGCGTTTAACTCTTTGGTCACTTTAATTTCCATAAAATTGCTCCCACAAATCTTCTGATCCACGCCAGAAAAATGATGCCTTATTTGTTGGCACAATGGCTTTTGCTGTTTCTTTATCGCAATGACGAAGAAAAGCCTCCATCCTTGAGATTTGATTTTTCGCCTGCGCCAAAACGACACTTACGTCGCCATCTTCAAGCCAAGATGCCTTTTTTGACGACACGTAAAGAAACTTTACCGCAGCGTTGCCCATGGCCTTCTGATAAATGCATCGCTGTAATATGTGAGCGTCAGACATTTTTGACGGAATCCTGTTTGTCGTTTTCAAATCAACAATTAATCCTTTTTGGGGGAAATGCAAGTCCAAAAAACCGATCACCGGGATCGACCACCCATCGCCCTTGGCCGTGATGCTGATCTTCTCCTGCTTGCTTTTCTCGTCCGCGAAGTCAGGCTTGCCAAACTCCATGAGTTCTTCGACGCTTTGCTGCACCATCGGCTCAATCATGGCTCGCTCTTTGGTCGTCGCCTCGTCGCCGATCATGAACCGCTTGTCAAACTTGTCGTGCGCCATCTGGATAGCCTCGGCCTCACTACCCCCCATCAGCGTATGCACCACCGCATCCTCGACGCAGATCCCGCGCCACGGGGCTGGCCCCATAGGTGTGCGCTTTCCGAATAGGTAGGACATGATCCACACATCTGGCGCGTTTGACCAAAGATTGATGCTGGACGCTGACAGGTGGTCAATGCCGTGCTTTTCAAAGCCGTTCATTCCGGCAACTCCGCAGATAGCTTTTCAAGCTGCGCAATGATTGCTGTGATGTCTTCACCAAACTCGCCACAGTTTATTTCGCCAGCCGCTAAGCCAGCCAAATCCACCATATCGTCCCATCTTTTGTGAGGTTCTGGGCATTTTTCATGCTCAAAAACTGCTCTTGCATTGCGCAAAGCAATTTCCAGCAAATCAGCCGCGTCAGCAACTTGGCCAATCGTGCGTTTTACATCATTTCTATCCATCACATCATCTCCCTTACAAGATAGCAGAGCGCTTCAAACGTGAGTTCTGCTTGGTGGTCGCAGCGGCACTCGCTGCCGAAAGCTGCGTATAACGCCGTGAACGGCACGACGCACCGAATGTCACGGCGGTCATACTTGTAGATCACGCAGGGCAGCTTGCCCGCTGCGTCTGCCGCGCGTTGAGCCTGCGCCCACCACTGTGGCGCGCAGCCTGTTCCGCTGGCATATCGCTTGCACTCCACGATGAAGGGGAAGTCAGGATCGTCTGGCACCAGATCGCCGTGGTCGGCTGCGCGGTACTGCTCAATGTCACGCTTGAAGCCGATGCCCAGTTCGTCGTTCAGCATCTTGGCAACGTCGCGCTCGAACGTGGCACCCTTGTTTCTGCTATTCGGCATCTTGCGCCGCCCTAAGCACAGCCGCTAGGACATACTGCGTCATAGATACGCCAGCGGCTTTTGCGGCTTGGTATACGGCTTGATGCTGTTCTTGCGTTATCCGGCAGTGAAGGACTTTTGTCTTGTTCATGTCTCGCTCCTCTGAGTTTGCGCAACACTAGCGCAGCGGGAGGGGATATGCAACACGGGATAATCGTGTCCGGGCGCGGTCGGCTAAATGTTGGCGCATTTTGCAGCACGTTGACCAATCTACAGCACCAGTGCCTGGCATTGCATGTTGATGTGTGTGACCGTACCCGGACCAGAGGTGTGTAGCGCGAATTATTTTGATACGCAAGCGGGTTTTGTGTTGCGCGTTGTGTGTGGTCGTGTATGAATGAGGTGTAGCAAGCAAGGAGCCAAGCATGACCACCCAACACCACGGAAGCCCCTTTGACCGGGGCCACGCCGACGCCTATTACGGCAGGCCAGAAGAGCCACATTACAAAGACAACGGCCACCGCATTGAAAAGACTGACATGACGCCCGCACAGGTGGACGAATACTACGCCGGGTATGAGCAAGCCATAAGGTATGGCGACCAGAAAGATTGGGGAGAAGAAGCATGACCAAGAACTTTATTGAACAGTACGAAACCTACAAGAACGGTAAGGGAGATTATTGGACCTGCGTGGCCGTTTCTCTCGATACGGCGTGGTGTGTTTTGGTCGGCAACCCTAACAGGGCGTTCGCGTTCCACCTTGACGGCACACCAAGGGGCGGTTTGTCAAAGGCATACACCCTCCTGCCCCCCGGTCCAAAAATCGCGAAGACCGATGCGAATTTGTATACCCACGGCGACGGGGGGTGGGCGATTACTTTCTGCCACGACGTAACCGACACCAACGGCACCCTCCACACCCACGAAGATGCCAATGTCGCGCTCTTTGTCCCTGAAAAGATCTCCAAGGACTATCTGCGGGACGTTTTGGTTGAAATTCTGGAGGAGGTATCATGAAAGCCAAGTACCTAGCTTATATGAGCATCGACCAGATGAAAGGGGGTGAGTGATGAGCTTTGATATTTTCTTTTGGCGCAAAAAACGAAAACCAAATGGGCAGTTGCCGGTTGGTCAAATCGAGGTGACGCGCGCGGCGGACGATAGAATAATTTTATCATTTCTTGGTCGTGACGGGCATTTCCATTGGTTTGCCTTTTCAGATGACGCGACTGCGCGAAGGCTCGCTCAAAAACTAGACGCTGTTGCAGCGCGCGCCGTTGACCATGCGTAAGCCACGAAAGGACACCCCATGAAAGACCTGGAAGACATCTTCCGCCTGATCTGCGCGCTCATCAGCATCGCCTTGGCCATCACCGCCATTCTGCATCCAGAGCCGGTGCCTTGGTTGCTGGGTGCGATCCTTGTCTACATGTGGGGGAGGAAGGAATGAGCAACGGTAGCGAACTCAAAAGCAAAGGCGCAAAGGCGCTGCGCGAGGCAGGATTTGTGCCGCTGCCACGGCTATGGGTTACATGGGATCAGCTTGAGACGATCATCCGTATGGCCGAGGGGAATAAGGACGTGGTGAACGAGATCAGAGGAAGAGCCTTGAGAGGAGAAACAGATGCCACAGAATGAATCTTTCGAGATCCACTATCAAAGAGCCTTGCGCCGTCTTGCGCCAGTTGAAAATCAGCGTATGCAGCAAGGCATGAGCGGCAAGCGGCCTATTCAAGATGAAGCAGAAACTGCACCAGCAAAAAGCAGCGAGATAGACACAGCGCTTGTGTCATGCCTTGAAGGGATGAAAGAAGCCACGGTTGGCGACCTAAAGCACAAAATGCGCAAGGCAGGCTATCAACTCAGCCCGCAAGCCATCTCGCAAAAGATGCGCAGCATGGGTGAACTCGGCCTTGTGAAGTCAAACGATGCCAAGGAAGCCGACGTGCGGATCTGGTCAGTTAAAAAATCACACGGTGCCGACTAATCTCGCCGCGATATTTGTGATAGGTCACGGCCTGCATTTCTGACTTGGCAGAATAAGCGTGAGACGCCGCATAGGCGTCTTTCGCACTTACAGCGCGCAGTTGCTCAACTTGCACGCCGCCAACGTCCTGTAAACGGCTGTGATGTAAGTGTCCGGTGAAGTAATACCGATGCCGCGTACTGCCCCACATCTCCGGCCATTGATCGGCTAGGTGCATGACCAGCCGTTCGGCTTTTGCCTTGTCGCCATGCTGTGACGCGATCAGGCATTGCCCAAATTGGTAGACAAAGAACTCGCCAGGATGTTTTTGCACGGCGATGCGCGGGTTGTCTCTATACCGCTCGCCTAGAGCAAACATGACGGCCATGTAGGACGTTGGATCGTGGTTGCCTCTTTGAATAACGATTGTAACTTTTTCGTGCTTTTGCGCCGCTATTTCCGCCGCGCAGGCCATTGCATAAATCGCCGCGTCAAGCGTCTTATGATGCCGCGTGTCCACGTCCAGAACATGCTTACTGGCGGGCGTCATGTTCGTTTGGTCGTTGGCGTGCAGCAGGTCTCCCAAGGCGATTACAACGGCCTCGCAGGACGGCGGAGACGCCGCCACGCAGTCGCTAATGCCAGAACGAATGCGCTGCACTGCGATGTCGGTGTCGTAGTCCTCGCCCGTCTCTTCGCCCCAAGCGCGCATTCCGATGTGAGCGTCAGGCACGGGGTAGACCGTCAGAAGGTCGGCGTCATTTTCACCGCTGGGCGCAGGAATGGCCGGGATCGGAGGGAGTTCTGTGAAATAGTCTTTAATGTCGGCCAGTACGTCTTGGCCGCTTTCCTGCGCAGGCATTTTGAAGTACAGACTAGCTTCATCTGTTTTGATCCAGCCTGAGTGCAAAACGCCTGCGTCCTGCATTCCTGCGCTGCTCATGGCCTGCTTAACCGCCGGGTCAGCGTCTAAGTGCCGCTTTGCGCGGCTGAGATGTTCTTGAAAAGTTGATCTGCCGATGCCGAGCGCCTTGGCTGCTTTGTTTTGACTGCCATGCTTTTCCAGCGCGTCTAAGGCCTCGCGTTGCTTTGGTGTCATGCCTTATCCGCCGCATAATTCCGCTTGCGTTTCATTGTGTACTACAATTTCGCGCAGAAGGATAGTATCGTGCTGTGAAAGGTATTTAACGACTTTTTCACTGCCGAAATACAAAGGCGAAGCAATGTCGCAATAGTCACCGCTCGTCGTCGGAGCGCACCCAGTCACGAGCGCGATTAGCAAGATCGGAATCACCCTCCACATCATCGCGGACATCCTTTGCTGTTTTCATGGCATCAATCCGACGGCGTACCTGCTCGTTCTCGGCGTCTGTACGCGCCTGTGAGCGGCCCTTGAGGTATGCAAGGCCCAGCGCCGCCAGAATAGCCCCAACGCCCGCCAGCGCGCGCCCCAGCTTGGTGTAGAGCCAAGTCACTTGTCGCCCGCCGCCCACTTGCGGATGCGCTCCCGTGCGATCCATGCCAAGCCCGCCGCCGCCAAGATGGCAGATCCGATCACGATGTATTGCGCAGTCTGGTCAAGCTGACCGATTGCCGTGGCAACGCCGGTCACGCCTGCGATGCCAGTGGCCCCTGCCGCCTGAATGGTGGTGGACTGCCTGATCGACTTGCGCTTCTTTGAGCCTGCATTGACTTCTGCCCACCACTTGCCCGCGTCGAAGCCTGGGCATTGCGTGGCCGCGCCGGGCATGTCTCTGTGGCCGATCACCTGCGCGTCAGGGTAGCGGGCAAGCATCTCGCGGATCACGCGTGTCATGGCCTCTTTCTGCGCTTCTGTGCGGGTGTCCAGTCCTGTGTTCGGATCATCCGCATGGACGCCGCCCTCGTAGCAGATCCCGATAGAATTATGGTTGTGGCCTTTGACGTGCGCGCCGCGCACCGTAAGCGGCCTGCCCTTCTCGATCAGGCCATTCTTGCGGATGTACTTGTGATAGCCAATGCCAGCCCAGCCGCGCCGCTTGTGCATGGCGTCAATGTCCGCCGCGCTGAAGTCGCTTTCCACCGGCGTGGCCGTGTAGTGGACCACGATGTAGTCAACATCTCGCTGAGTCAGGCTGGTCATTTCCCCACCTTCCCGATCAGTTGCTTTATATCGGACTGGATCTCTGCCAAAATATCATGGATGCGCTGGCGATCCTCTCGCGCTGCTTCGAGATCCTCTTTGCG